GCTGGTTGATACTGCTGGGACTACATTCGTGGCGTCGATTTCTTGAACCTGAACGCCTGGTGATACTTGAAATGCCATCGCTTTGTCCTCTATTTTTGAGTTAGTTAATATGTTTCATAATACGAATATTCAATAGTATTATTTATAATAAAATGTTTTTTAACGAATTAATTCTACTTCTTGTGAATTAAATTCTATTATTGGATTATTGTTATCTGATATATCAACTACTTCATGTACATAATCATTACCGTTTTTAGACCATTTTACTAGGTCTCCCTCAACTACTATATCATCTATTTTTATCTTATCTTCAAACATAGATTTATATGTATGAGGCTTAAGCCAATAATCTCTATTTTTAAACTTTTCTAATACTTTTCTAGGTAGATTTTCCCCAGTTGCTTTACGATATCCTTTTGTTCCTGGTGTGGAATTAATTTCAATAAACATTGGTGGTATTTTATTTCTATCTTTTGATGGGAATATATCTACACCTACCCATAATCCATCAACAGCCTTTGCTGCTTTTTCTACATGTTGTATTTCTAAATCAGTTAATTCTATTGGTGCAGGTTTAGAGCCTAATGATACGTTTGTTCTAAAGTCTTTTGCAACCTGTGGTCTTTTTATTGCACCATGAAATTTACCACCAATTACATGTGCACGAATATCAAACGTAAAGTCATCAATCATTGTTTGTAATAAAACTCCCATGTTAGGGTCTAATTTATACATTAATTGCACTGTTGAATGTAATGCACTTTCTGAATCTACTTTAATGACACCAATACCTAATGAACCAGTAAGTGTTTTTAAAATGACTGGATATTTACCACCTAATCGTTTCATTGCGTCTATTGCTTTTTCTGGATGATGTATTAAAACAGTTTTAGGTTGATTTAGTTCTGCTTCAGCAAGATACAAACTTGTTCTATATTTATCAGATGTAATTTCCATACATGCTCTTGTATTTACACATACAACTCCAGCTCTTTCTAATTGAGTTAAAAAGTCTGACCATGATTTTCTTTTAGTAACTGGTGCTCTTACAAATACAATTGTATTATCATCAATTTTAAACTTTCTTTCTTTTTCTGCAATACCATCATAAATATACCTTACACCATTTTCTAAATCAGAGTATGCACCTTGTACATCTACTTTAAATGCTTTAAGACCTAGCTTTTCTCCTTCTTTTATAAAGTCATCTGCAGTTGCTTCAGGGTCATCAGGGTCTTCAGGGTCATCATACCATAGATAAACAAATCGATATGTTTTCTCTTCTTCTTTTAAAACTGTTCTTTTTCTTTCTACTCTAAAATCGCTAAAATTTTGCATTTCCAGTCCACTCCTGCTCGAACCATATATTACCATCTGGGTCTTTACTATATTTATCTGTTTCGTAATTTCCACTCTCTACATAACCGAATGGTAACATATCATCTTGTATTGCTTTTAATCTTTCTTTATATAACATATCTTTCATATCGATATTAGTTAAAGATTGAAATACATCTGTTGTTGTAAACCATGCAAACAATACAAGGTTCATCATTAAATCATCGTGATTAGGTGCAATGGCCATAAAACTATTGCCTCTACTTACAAACGTACTCATTTCTACTATAGTTTGTGAATCATTTATTTTTAACTTTTTTTGTTCTATTAAATCTTTTACGCTTGAACAACCAATTCTTTTTACTCTCTTTGTCATTGTAGCACCAAGAGCATTTGCTTTAATACTAGATTCAACAAACATATTTTCATATTCTAAATCATAATAAAGACCATTACATACTACAGCGCCTTGGTCATTACTTTCAATTACAACATAAGCTTCATTATAATAGTTAGCATATTTATATATGATATCTGGTAATAGCATAGGTGATATATTATTATCTCTAAAAACTGCTACCTGTTCAAAAGGTTGGACACTTACATCTATTATAGAAAATGTACTATAGTCTTGATTACGTCCCTTAGATACATCAACACACATTACATATTCATGTTCTTTTATTGGCTGATGATATATGAATAAATTTTCTTTTATAAAATTAGGTTCAATACTGACTTGTGCTAATAAATGATTAGCACTTATAAGTGTATTACCTCTTCCATGAAAGGTATTTCCAAACTCTTGTTCAAACTGTAATTCTGATGTATTTGCAACTGTTTCTTTTTTCCACTTTTCATCTCTTCCTGGTACATCCCACCAATCAACTCGAAATGGTTTAAACTCATTCGTCTTTTGTACAGCACCTTCCCATAGTTTATGATATACATTACCAATACCATTTGCTGTAGATGTAATAATAATCTGTGTATCTCTACCAGCTGATACTACAGGATAAGTTGATGTATAGAACTGTGCATCATTTTCTACAAAAGCAAACTCATCAAGAAATAGTAAGTTAATAGAAAGACCACGAATAGAACTACCACTTGTAGCTGACGCAATTATCTTACTATTATTACTAAACTCTATACTTCCCTTGTTTAAAGCTTTACAACCAGGCTGTAAAAAGAATGGCAAATTTTCTAATGCAAGTGTTATCCTTGCCAACATCTCTCTTGCTACTGCACCCTTATTTGCTAATATTGCAATTGTTTTTTCTGGATGAAAACATGCATACCATAAGAGATAAACAACTGAAGATATTGATTTACCACTTTGTCTACAAGCTAAAACAATACTAAACCTATTAGCTTTAAAATGATTAAACATTTTTTCTTGATAAGGATATAAATTAAAAGGTACTAATCCTTCATCAAGTGAAATAATTTTAATATAAGTACGTGCAAAGTATGCAGGGTCTTGCATACATTTTTGATATTCTATTATTTGTTCTTTACTAAACTCGGTTTCTACTCCGTCTCTTTTGACGTTTGGATTACCTAAATAGCCGAACTCATTATTCTTTAGCTTCGCCATCTATTACATTATCTCTATTTAATAACATCCTTTGCAAATCAGTTGTACTACCTACAAACATATTATTATTTGTCACTCTCTTAGCTTCTTCTCTTTCATCTTTTTGTAAATCTTTTTTCTGCTTTTGAAGATTCATTAATTTTTCTGTGGTATCACCAATATTTTTTATTGTTTGTGATAATACTTCAAAAGCTCTTGGGTGTTCTGATTCTCTTGCTAATTCTGCTAGTACGTCCATTGAACGCGTACCTGTATATATTAAGTCTTTATAGGTTTTACGTGAAAACTCATAATCGTCTTTAACGTCTTTATCTATTTTTACAGGTCTATTATTCTTAACTGTTGGTAAATTCTTTTCTAGACTCGCTGATATTTTATCCTTTTTACTCATCTCCATCCTTTATCGTTGTGACAACCGTATAGTTATCATCCTCATCTGCAGTAGTAGGATTTATGGTAATATCCATTTGCTCCATAATATCTGTTACGTTACCTTTATCTTTAAAATCAATATTGATTTCTCGTATAACACCTTGGTCTCCTGTAGGACCATAGAACTTCATTTTCATTACAAAGTCTAGTTGATATATTAATACTCTTCTTTCTGTAAAATCTCCTTCATATTGGTCATCAATATTTACACCAGTTAATATGACAGCAACATCTTGTTTATGAGTAAATCCATCAACAGGAGTTATTGTTACATTATACTCTGGAGTAAAGTAAGGTAAGATTTGTTCTACTATTTGTAATCCATCATCTTGATTTTTAGCCATGACATATAATGACATACCAATATCGTATGATGTCCAATGTTTTATTGTTTTCTTTTTTGTGACATCAGATGCATGTAATTCTACAATCTTATTTCTTTTTGGCATTTTTTGAGCTGTATCAATTGTAAGTGATGTCATTTCAAAAGCCATTCTTGGTAATTTGATTGCCATAGGAGCATCAAATCCAGTTTCTTGGTCTAATCTTGCAAGAAATTTTTGTTTAGGTCCATAAGCCAATGGTACTCGTGTTTGATTTAAAACACTGCCATCAGCAGCTTTTCGAATAACTCTTAAGTTATTAAATAATGTACCAAAGACCGCAACGGACTTTCTCATTGTAGCATGATAGAAATGGTCACCAAACATTAGTAAGTCTCCGATGGGTCGCCAAATGGATTAGACTCACTAAAGTCTATAAATCCATCAGCATCTATTTCAAAATCCATATTCTGTGCTGCTTCATCGGTAGAAAATACTCTACCACTTGATGCATCTGCAATACTATCATAGATAGCATTTATAGTTCCACTATATCCAGTGTTATCACCTACTAATGGAGCTGATAAAGATTCAATAAAGCTTTTATATTCTGTTGTTCCTGTAGCACCAATATTTGCAACATATATTTGAGAACTTGTATCAGACACTTTTGTTCTAGCTGCTACTTCCCCAAATACAACCACACCATCAGATACCGTTTGTCTTACAGTTTCTCCAACTTCATAGTGATTACCACCTGTAATATTAACGTCCATTGATAGTTGATAAGCTGATTGTACAGTTTTATCATCAATTTCTGCAATACCTGTATCAAACTCTTCATCATTGAATTCAAATAATTGACATTGCATTTTATAAACTGGTAAGTTTGATAATTGATAAAATGGTGAATCATCTTCTACAAAAGATATTTCAAAGAAACTATTTGTCATTGGTAAGAAGATTAAGTCTCCTTCCTGTGGTCTTGGGTCAACTAAGTTAGATGAAAATACACCAATTCTTGATTCCCATCTTCTTCTTGATACAATAAATGTTGCATCATCTCTAATTTCTAATCCAAACTTAGAATATAAATCTCCTGCACCTTCAAAGCCTTCGGTGTTTTCAATATACATTTCCATGAGATATGCATCATCGAATTTTGATGCTGGGTCTTCGCCTAATATATTATCACGATTGACAAGAGTACGTGGAATGTAATAGACATCTTGTCCATATATTCCTAGTGATTCTATTATCAGGTCTTCGTAAAGGTTTTGTTCACTCTTAACGGCCTGAGAAAAATATACATTTCTCGGCATGTTTTATCCTGTCATGAAGTCGACTGGTTGTTCCCAATTAAGTCTTGCTTCTTCTTCTAATCTGGTTATTTCTTCGTTGGCATCATCAAATAATTGACGTCCATTAAATGTTACTCCACCTGGCATTACCATACCTTCAAACTTTAATAAATTAGTCCCCCATTGTCTTTTCATTAAAGCAGTTGCATATCTCTTTAAAAAATAATCGTTATATACATCTGTATATGTATCAGGGTCTATTATACGATAACATTCTACAATTAAGTAATCATCAACTTGTACTTCTTCAGACCAATCCATAAATATTTCTAATTGATTCTTATGTCTTTCAAAGTTAATATGTTTTTCGTCTGAATCAACAACTACATCTAATAAAGATAAAAATTGTCTTGACATTACATATTCAGTTAAATTACCCATAAAGCCTACTGAATGAATATCGTTTAAATGTATTTGATATCGTATATCAAACATATCGGTGGATGTAACAGAATCTCTGATAGGCATAACTCTTACAACATCTGTAATTAAGTCATTGACTGCAATATACTTATTATCAATATCTGTTTGAGTAACTTGATGTTTTAAATAAAATTTTTCAATTGAATCTGCATGATAATGCTGATAAAACTGCAAAGCCTCATCGACTCTATCATCGATTTGGTCTTCATCAAGATTAATCTCAATCACTGGTGCACCCAATGACCTTAAACAATAATCGATAAATGTTTGTCTACTATTTGGTTTTGCCATATTTAATTCCTATTATATTCTATTTATAATAGTTAGCCTTCTAAAGTTTCAATTCTTGACTTTAAATCCTGTATTGTTGTATCTTGTTCTTTGATTGCATTGACTAATAATGC